TAATTACATCTATAGTTACATCTATTGAATCGCTTGATGCTCCAATTTTGCCACCTGCATCTTTTATTTGTTTAAATACTTCAGGAGCTATTGTGTCAAATATTTCTTCTTCATCCATGAACTCTAAAGTATTATCATCACTTTCAAATATTAAAAGAAAGTTAACTGTACCATCATTTTCTATATCGCCGTTATATTCATTACCCTCATTATCCTCTATTACAACAAAATCGTTATCTATTATATTTACTTCAGCATTGTTGTATCGTGACATCGATACAGGCGTAACACGGGCTTCATTTGTGTTATTAATGTATTTTGTAAAATATTTAGTATAGTCAGTACCATCAATTACTACCTTTTTATATTTGTTATAAAAGTTAAGTATTTCTTGATGTATTTCTAATCCTACTAATATATCTATAATTAAACGTGAACCTGATTCTTTTAAGTCTTTATATAGTTCATCTTTAGATACTATATCTAAATTGTCATCAGTAAAGAGATTAGGGTTATTATCATATTCTTTTAATATTATTTCAATTAAATCATCAGATCTTAATGAACCTATTGCTACAGGCGTAACACGTGCTTCAAATATTTCTTTAGGTAATTCACGTTCTAAAACGTCAGCAAATTCATCACTAATTAAATGAGTATCAGCATATGGGAATATATCTTCACCATACATGTTTCTGTTTATGTCCATATAAATCAAATGAGTAATTTCCGAATCATTATACTCATTTTCATATTGAGGATTATAGTATTTATCTTTTATTATTTTTTTTACAGCGTCAATATCGATTAATTCTAAATAAGATTTCCAGAATAATTTAGATATATACTGTTGTACTGCTTTATTGTCCTCAATAAAATCAAGCATTTCATTATCTGTTAATGTATTAACATTTGCTCTAGTAACAATATCAGGAACGCCGTTTCTTACAATTTCAGCGTTGGTTTCTATCATTTTAGATTTAATGTATTTTTCAATTAATAGACCTAATTTATTATCAGATAATAATGTTTTAACTATATCAACACTATCTCCAACATATTTCATATTTTCTTTAATAATTTTAACTATAGATTTTGATATAGCGTCATTAATTAAATTAACATAGTTAGCACTTACCCTATTCATGCTTGTAGTAGGTGTAACGCGGGCTTCATTAGTAGTAGATTTTACTGGGTATAGTTTTTTTAGTGTGTCTAGGTTTATTGTTACTGTGTATTCATAACACATACCAAAAGATCTACTTAATTCACCCCCAGCGTCTAACATTTGAATGAATACTTTAGGAAGTTCATAATTTTCAGTATCAAATATTCTATTTTCATCATCCTCATCATCCTCATCCTCATCACATCCGTAATAATCAGTAAATTCATATTGGTTATTTCCCATATCAGTTCCTACAAATTCTCCTCCTGTATTATCTATTAGGTATATGTCTTCGTCAATATATGTTTTACCAGTATTATCTGGTATATGTAATGTAGCGTTATTATATTTTGACATTCCTACAGGTGTAACGCGGGCTTCATTAGTAGTTATTGGTACTATTACTTTATAATCTAATAAATTTTTAATTAAATCATCAACACTACCTTCATATCCATCACTATAAATACTTTCTCTAAATTTACGTACATCAGCAATACTTAATGTTGATTGTTTGTTTATATCTATGATTGAAGTTAAAAGCCATACCATGTCCGCTGTATCTTCTCCTAATTCATATACTAAAGTATCATAATCATCGTCTGCCCACTGGTGTACCCAATCTGCTGTTCCATATTTTTGTGAAGGAATACCAACAGGTGTAATACGAGCTTCATCTACTTCGTCTTGAAGTTTAATTTTTTTAGTAAGTTCATATGCTCTAGTATCATTATTACGTACTTTTACTCTAGCATATAAACCATCAGGCTCAGAATCTAAACTTATTCTTTCAACTTCTTCACGGCGAGGTATAACATCATCTCCTAAATTTCGATCCATATCTACCCAATAATCATCTGATTCTCTATGTTTATATTGTTTTTTTAATCCATCTATAGCTATTCTTTCAGCGTTAGCTAATGATGTTTTAACTTTTTCTTGTTTAAATTGAAAAGAACCATCATACCAAGATATTCTATAATTCTCTATTTTACCCATACCAACAGGTGTAACTTGAGCCTCATCTATTTCGTCTTCATCTTCATCTTCATCGTTATTTTTTTCATAATATGGTTGTAATTCATCTTCTGTCCACCATGTTGGTTTTTTATCTGCATTATGTTCTAACCATTGAACTAAATACCATGGATTGTTATCTGTTTCTTCATCATGATCCATAAACATTGGAAGATATTGTTTATCAACAGGATCCATTTTTACAGCATTCCAATCAACTCTTCTATCTAATATTTTACATGCTTCTTCATCACCGTTTTCTTCACGTACAGTTTCACCTACTTTATATTTATAATTAGGCATTTTTACAGGTAATATTCTGGCTTCAGATTTAATACCTGCACGTTTCATTAATTTTTCTGCTTCTTCTATTTGTTCACTGACAGGTGTATTGAATTTTTCTTTAGCAACTGTCATTAACTTAATCATTTCATTTCTTAAACCACTGTCTTGTGCCCAGCCTCTATAACTACTATAGTAGTTAAGCATATCTGTAAGTGTGTTAAGTTTTTTAATGTTGTCAAGTTCTTTTCTAGCAAAATCTTCACCGCTAACTTCTACTTCGTAATTGTATATGTATCTTTGAAGTGGAGTTAAATTCATAGATAATGAAGGTAATACTCTAGCTTCTGTGGTTTGTTTATCTTTTACAGGGACTTTAGGCGTGATTATTGCTTCATCCAAGTATATGTCGATTAGTTTTCTCATATTATCCTACTATATAATCAACACCACCTACTTTAGCTGATATAATGGTGCCTAGATTAATCATTCTGTAATCACGTTTTTGAACATCATATACAGGTAATAATCCTTTTGCGATTGGATCGTATGGTAAATCACCACCTCTTAAATATCGTCTAACACCTAAACGAGCATTGATTGTACGAGTAGTACCATCAGTTCGTTTAACGAATGTTACTGTGAAGAATTCACCACGGCCTGAATTACGAGGATCAGTTGCTTTGATTTTTTGGATTAATTCGTCACGTTTAATTCTCACAGCTTCTTTTAATATTCGTCGTACTTCAGTAATTAAAGATTTTTTAAACTCACTTAATTTCATGAGTATAAATATTATTCTTCGTTAGCTTCAGTATACGATTCGTAAGATGTATTAGATACGGTATGATACTTGTGACATTCATTACATTGTAATTGAACGCGTGCAACACCACCTGCTGTATATCGTTTTTGTGAGAATCTTAAACTAACTGATCCACATTCTGGGCATGAACACTTATCACCATGTTCCATAACACCAAAATGTGTTTTATGTGGAACGTAGTTTGAAAGTTCTTTATGTACTTTTTCAAGAATAATAACATCGTTCTTACAGTATTCAACCATTTTCTTTAAGGCAGTTTTATCGTTTTTCAATACGATATCTTTCCATAAATCAAATCCGGTTTCTGTTTTACCGCCTACACCTAAGTAGTTCGCAATGTAATCTAAACGATTACTATTGAAGCGGAATTTAGAACGTGCTTGCTTTAATGTATCAATTGTAGCATAATTAGGGAACGATGGTATTCTATGGAATAAGCAACGTGTTCTGATCCAAGGTAAGTCGAATCTATCTCCGTTGTGTCCTACCATCTCATGCGACTCAGCAGCGATAGCCATAAATGACTCAAGCATTTTTTTATCGTCTTGGTTCTCATCCCAATTTAACGAATGTACTTTACTTTCGCCTTCCCACTTGTAACAAATACAAATGATAGCTCTTTCTTTGATGATGTTACTGTAAGGTACATTTAATTTGTACCCTGATTGCCAAAAGAAACCAATGTTTGGACTAGTTTCGATGTCAAAAAATAACCTTTTCTTTTTAAATTTACTCATAACGTTATATAAATTACCTTAAAGGTATGTATAATGTGTTGGGTTTCCAAATTTAAGCGGCCGTTTCGTCAGGTGCAAGAGGAGGAGCTACTGATTCACCTTTAGCTGGTGTTAGGTTTTGTTGTGCTAAATCTTCAGGAGATAAATTAGCGTTTATAGGACCTATTTGAAGTAAATTAGATACTGCTTTAGTAGCGCGCTCACGTTCTTTAAGTGTAAGCATATCATATTTCATCCCAGCTACTTTAGCAATAAAATCTTCTGTATTCCATATTAATGTAAAATACTGTCCGTTTGGGAGAATAACTTTAAATGTAGTTGGTTTAGGAGCTACCCACTGGATGTCATTAACAAATATTCTAAATTGCATTGTAAGCAATTTTTCTAATGCTTGACGTAGTTGGGGAAAACGTGCTAACATTATGTTCATAGGAGATTCAGTATTACCTTGATAAGATGAATCATCTGTTTTTCCCACCATTTGTTTTACTCTACCTCTAATGTGAGCTATTAATTCGTCTTTAGTTTTAAATTCCATTATTGTTCCATTTTATTTGTATCGTTGTCTTGTGTAGGTGTATCTGTTTCCTCTGGTTTTGGGGCTAATTTAGCTCGAGTAGGGTTAGGAAAATTAAAATTACCCTTTTTAGTAAAATGACCTTTTAATAACCAATACACTTGATCATTAATTTTTACTTTATTTTTCAATGAATTTTTTATACCTGTAATAAGAGCAGCTATAATATATTCATCAGATGAAGGTGCAGTTAAAAATAATTCTTTTTTTAAATCAGAATCTTTTCTATTTTTATTTAATTCAATTTTAATTAAATCAGGTAAATATAATTCTTCTTTAGCTGTATTTATTTTAGTTCCATTATTTTTTAATAATTCAAATTGTTTAGGGGTAAGTTGAAAATCTGTAGCTACTGATCTTGCTTCATTTACTTTTTTAGCTTTTGCTTTTTGAATTGCAATATCTCTTGCTTTTAAATAATCATCACTATCTATATCACCGTCACTGTCTAAATCTTTACCTTTCTTTTCTGCTACAACTACATCTAATGGGTCTTTTTCTTCCATTTTTAATTCATGAAAACCTTGAGCAGCTTGCTCAATGTAATTTTCTGCTTTAGCAATATGATCTTGAATCCAACTTGGGATATTACGCTCTTGATTTCCTAGTTTTTGTCTTAGTTCAAGAATTGCTTTTGCAATTGCTTCTAAACTAGATACAGCCATTTTTACTTCATGGTCACTACCTTCTTTTATATTTGTGTCTTTTACATCTTCTTTTCTAGATGGGATAGGAAGAGGTGTTACTCTAGCTTCTGCTACTTTTTTAGCTTTAGCAGTAGCAATAGCATACATTGACGCTTTATCACCTTTAAAGGTTTTTTTCATACCTTTAACAATATCTTCTTTTTTCTTTTTTTCAGCTGTAGTTAATTTCTTCTCAACTACAACGCGGCGAATCATTTCTTTTAATTCATTATATTTCATATCTATAAATATTTATTTATTTATTTTTACTATGGTTTCTGCTTGGTATGTGCCGTTAGGTAATTGATACATTTTTTCATCTACTATCTCTATACCAGCAGTCATTTGTGTTTTGCCTAATTTTTTCATTAAATCAACTGATGCATTAAAGTATGATATTTGTCTAGCACTATTTTCATTTATGTGTTCAGCAACACCGTATCCAACTTCTTTATCGTTTTTATACTTTTGTAATTGTAGTGGTGCGTCTTTTTTTATATATATAGTATCTACTTTCTGTTGAGGTTTTAATTTATTTTGTACAGCAGTAATACCTTGCTTAAATTTATCCTTTAACCCTTTAAAGTTTTGGGCGTTAGCTGTGCTTGGAGATCCAGCTAATCCAGCAGCTAATGCAGCTGTTCCTATTGCTTTCTTTATACTAACTTCATCTAAATCAGTTAATCCAGTGTCATCTTTTTTTAAGTCACTCTCAATATCGCGCATTGTGTTTGTAGCCCATTGTTTTTGTTGAGATGTTAATTTATCGTTAACAGCGTTTTCAATAAATGGGATAAATTCGTTATCATTTAGTTTATATACTTCAGCAAAAAATAATTCACGTACGCGATCATCTTTAATTCTACTATTTTTATACAAATTATTTAAGGTATCAAATATAAATTTACCATATTGTAAATCACGTGGTTCATTTGATAATTTATCTATTTGATTTATGATGGCTTGATTTTTAGACTTATCCATTCCAAATCCTTCGGTGCCAATGATTTCATACAATCCTTTAACGATTTCATGTACTAACATTGGAAAACAAAGTGCACGTGCTTTAATTACAAATTGTTCTGTGTTTTCATCATATTCAATATCACTTTCACCACCTTCTTGTTTACGACCTTGAGCAAGCATTGCCAACATCATTGCGATAGCATTTTCATCATCATAGATACCAAATACTAATTTCATTATTTCATTGTATTTGTCTACTAATTCTGGGTTAATTGAGTCAAGATATTCTCTGAATATTAGAAACCAAAATGCTCCTCTAACAGATGCCCCTTGTGTAATACCATTAATGATACGGCGTTTTGCTTTTAATTTTTCAGGATCATCCGCTCCAAAATCTATATCACTAGGATCTTCACCACCACCCATCTGTATGTCGATTTGGGATGGATCTACTATTTTAGCATCAATTTTAATATCAGCATAATCAATAATAGGATATGCATCCTTTACCATTTGAACAGCTAACATATCCAATTCATCACGATATTCGTCTTCTGCTTTAATAATATCATCTAATAGTTCTTGTGAACGTACTAATGTTTGATTTAATGTTTTATTACCAAGCATTTGACGCATAGACTCACCAGATTTGCCCTTTAATGAGGCCATAGTTTCAGGTGAAAATATATCTTTATATTCTACTTCTAATAATGTTTTCATTATTTTTTAGACTTATATCTTTGTACAATTTTATTAATCATATCCTGCTCGCTTTCACTCATATTAGCCTTTGGCTTAGGCTGTACATTAGGATTACCTAATGGGCGACGAGGTTTTGGTTTGTCTGTTCCTGGTTTACTTGGAGCTACTGTTGGTTTAGTAGGAGCAGTTGCAGGTTGGTTTTCTTTTATTTGCTTTATAGTTTCTTTAATAAAAGATCTAAGTTCACTTATTTTCATATTTTGTTATTTTATAATTCCTGCTCTATATTTTAATTTATTCATGTAATAACTTTCAAGTAATGATTCTGTTACTTGTTTAGAAAAATCACTTTGAGTTAATTCACTAACATCACCATCAACATTAGTAATTTCTATTTTGTCATAATCATTAGGTGCTATATAAACACTATCATTACCAGATTGTTTAAAAGTAATATCATTGCTCTGTAATTCATTGTTATCTTTGTAAAATGATATTATTTCAATTTTATCTTTGATAGTATTACCGTCTTCATCCATAATAACATACTCTCTTGAATTTTTATCTGTAGGAGCTACTAGGTATGTTTGGTTATTTGCCTCAAACGCTAATGGATATCCCATAAAGAAATTAGAATATTTTTCTACATTTCCTGTATCATTACTTATATTTTTAAATAAAGCAGTAAGTTTTTTTCTATCGTTTGGACTTAATTCTTTATATGATTTTTGGCTAATAGGTGGTAAACTAATATTTTGGATAGGAGCATCTGTACTATTTTCATTTACAGGATCCTCATCTATGTTTATATCTTTAAATACTAATGAATAAAGATCATATATATCTTGTTGTTCCTTATTCATATATTTTTTAGCCTCTGGAGGTAGATTAGCTCCAAATTGTTCTAATTCTTTAGTGATGTATTTTTTTAATATATCTTCATTAAAGTATTTTTCTAATATAGTAAATGTAGTATAATTGTCACCAAATTCATTAAGATATTTTTCCTGTAACTCTGGTTTTAGGTATGGGATGAAAATGTATGGTAATGGGTCTTTAGGATGTCTTGTGTAACGATAGTCAGCATAGCGCTTAAGCAATCCTTGAGATTTCTTTAATTCATCAAATGAGAATTTTCTATCGTAATTAATTAAATCATTAATTTGTTCATTATCTAAAGATTTAGTTATCTCGGGTGTAACAAGACTTCTATCTCCTGCATTTACTCTTAACCATGCTTGTTTATCTTCTTGGTCTAAATCAATAAATGTATCTAATGTTAAACGTTGTCCTTTTAAACCTTTTGCTCTTCTTTCTTCAGCAGATGGTGGAATATAAGGAAAATATCTTTCTAATCCCTTTATTTTATTCCACATTCTTTGACCATCTTCACCGTTAAAATATGCACTTAAACCATTCCATTCAGTACCTTGGTATGGTTCATCGCCATCATTGTTAGCAGTTGTACGTTCATATTTTCCATTTTCAAGAGCATGGATAACTATAATATGATATGGATTAACAAAACGTCCATTCTCTTTAGCATCAGTTTGTGTAGTATCTTTAACAATATAGAACATTCTATTTTCACCTTGTTGTCGCATAAATCTATAGCTACTATACATTGAACCTTGTAAGCGTGAAATACACCAACTGTATGTTTGGTTTTTGCCGTACTTTATACATTTATGTTCAGCATCACCTCTATATATTTCAATACCGTCATTAGGATTACTATATGTTAAGTCTGCATCAATTTCGGCACTATTTATTTCTTCGCCTTCTTTAGCTTTAAATGGAAAAGCACCATCAATTAGTTTTTCTAAGTCATTAAAGTTTTTATAACTTAATATATCACTATATTTGTTATTTTTAATTAATTCATCAGGGATTAGGTTAATAACATTAGTATCTTTACTAAGTACTGCTTTTTCTATTTCATTTTTATTCTTTTTGAATTGACCAACATACATTCCTATAATAGAAGGATCCATGTATTGGTCTTTTTTCTTAAAGTATTCAATAGCCGCTTTATATATATCTGTTTCTTTCTTTTCAACAGACTTTAAAATACGTGATAAAGTATTATAATCCTTAATTAATGTAATATCCTTAAATTTATTATTTTGCTTTAATTCATCAGGTACTACTTTAGTTACAATTGGATTGTTTTGTTTTAATTTAGATTCTACAGATGGTATTAATTCACCATAACGAACTATGTTACGTTTTATTTGAGTATCACTATCAGTTGTTTGGGGCTTGTATAAAGCTACCATCTGATTGATGGTCTTGTCAGTATATTCATTAAGAAGTAACTCTACTAAGCTATATTTCATATATATAAATATTTAAAACTTAGTTATTATAACATAACAATCATCATCGCCTTCTGGACATACTTCTTCAATGTGCTTATATCCTGATATGTCTGTTTTGCCGTTGGCTATTTTTATATCTTCTGGTTTGATTGATTGGAAATATGTTTCTATTAATTGTGTAGCTTCTTTTAAGTTTTCATCTTTATAGTTCCATTCATCTTGTAAAAATTTAGATAAAGAAGTAGATTCGTCATATCCAAATGTTTTTATCCAATCTTTTATTGTTGCTTTGCCTATTAATCCATATAAAAAATATGGGTTAAAGTTCCATATGTTATCAATTATTTTTTGTTTGTTAGTCATACCCACAGGTACTACTCTAGCTTCGTTTAATATATCTGTTAACTTAATCATATAGCGTACTGTAAATCGGTTAAATGTTTTTTAAAATATTCTACTCTATATCCCTCAGGGTGACGTTTATTTAATTGAGCTGTTTTCCACTCCATTGTTTCGTCAACAGGAGATAATTTAATAATATTACCGTTATAATTGTATTCTACGTATTGAGCATTAGGATTATGGAATAAATCAAACGTAATACCATTACGTCTTGTATTTTTAATTCTCCAATGCTTTTCTTTATCTATACCAAATATATCGTATATGTGAGTTTTGTATGTAGAAATTAAATCAACATCTTTAGGTTTCCTGGGTGGAATAGCTTCTTGTAATATAAGAGCAACACTACCACCAACATAAATGTTAGGGTGTTGTTGTTGAATGGATAATATTTCGTCTAATATATTATGCATTGCCTCCTATATAATTTCCATCTTCATCAAAGTTTTTAGTGTCTGCGTGGTATTTGCCTGATGTATCAAACCAGCCTACACTATAATTTCCTTCTGAATCTATGTATGGTGATTTTACAAATATATCTTTGTCCTTATCTATTGTAATTGTAACTTGATAAGAATTTGAAGGAGCACCAGGACATGAAAAAAAGTCAAATATATCTTTACTTACTAATGTAGTTCCTGGTTTGTGTTTTGATACAAATGCTTTAAATTCATTGTACATTTCTTCATTATCATCATCTTCATAATATTCTAATTCATAATGTCCAGATGCTGGTTCATATAGGTCAAACCCGCTATCACCTTCCCCAAACATTTCTGTTAATTTTGCTATAAATGGAACATCTTCTTTTGGTAATATTCTACTCATTCCTACAGGCGTTACTCTAGCTTCTTCTAAAGAATCTTCAGGAAAATCTTCAGTTCCAAATTTATTAAGTTGTTTTTTAACATTAGGAGTTGTTAAATATGTCTGTCCAGACATTGGGCTTGATGATTCTTTTCTAGCAATAGCTATTGGATTATCATTATAGTTTCCTATAATATAATATGAATATGCACATCTAGTAGGAACAACACCTATATATACTTCTTCAGGTTGTATATTTAAACGTGTAAATAAATTTTCAGCATTACGTTTTGTAACTACAGATAAAAATTGATTACCTTCATCCCACGTCATTTTAGCTCCGTATTCATCACCCGTAACATTATATTTACCTATTTTAAAATTTAATTTAGATATAGGTTTATTTGTTTTATTTCTTAATTGTTTTATACATTCACTATTCCACTCAAAAGGATTATCCATTCTTACAGGCGTTACTCTAGCTTCAGTTTTAGGAAAATTTTTATCAACATACGCCATTATTTTATCATAATCGTATCCTAATAATTCACCTATTTTTATAGTATCTTCTTTAGTAGCATTAGCAGATAAATAACCATCATATGTTTGGGCAATATCTTTTAATTCATTAGCTTTAGATTCACTACCAGGTGTGTATACAACATAAGCGTTATTTGTATTGCCTTTAACGTACATTGCTTTTAAACCATTGTCTGCTATCATTTTTTGTATACGAGCCCAATTATCTTTATTATTAGACTTTTCAACAATAAATGCTAAATTTCTTTTGCCATCAATTAGCGTTTGAACTGCGTCTGTATCGTTATATGCTTCAGACGGATCAATTATTTCACTTAATATGTCTATTAGTTTAATCATATTACCATGCTCTGCAAGACCAATATCTAGCTTTAGTACGTGGTCCTGGATTTTTGCAGTTATGTCTTGCTCTAAAAGCAGCACGACGTTTAGGATTATTTTTCTTTATGTTCATACCCTTTTGGCCAAAGTTTACTTTAACAACTTTACCAGTTTTAGGGTTTTTAACATACACTTTAAACTTTTTAGAATCACCACGCATTGGTTTACCTAATTGTACCTTGCGTCCTTGGTATTCTGCTTCGGTTATTTCAGATTCAGATAATTGTTGAACATATTCTTTGATAAAGGTAATGAAATCTCTTGTATCATCCATATTTTCAACATCATATTCATATATTTCTTCTTCAGCTAAATTCATTGTAATCTATTTATTAAGTTTTACTTTTGCTTTTTTAGTATTAGGTACAAATTGTTTGCCTTTTTTAGAACCAGCTACTTTCTTACGAGCAGTAGCAGCACGTTCTGCTTTAGTTAAACTATTTGCTTTAGCGCGAGGCAAACAACGAGTTGTTGCTTTACCTTTTTTCATTGTACCACAAGGACCAGTTATATTACCTTGTGTATCAATACGAACCCAATCTTCTTTTTCAAACCAATCACGTAATGATTCATCTAAATCATCTTCTTTCATTAATCCTTTACATACCTTAACTGCACGTCCTGATAGGTAAGCTGATGGTTTTTCACCTGCTGCTATACGACGATTATAGTAGGCTTTACCCTTAGGGCAAAGCTTCTTCTCAGTTATTATTTCTAATAATATGTCGGTTAATTTAATCATTTTTCTCTTATTAGTAATTCACCTAATACCTCTAGACGACCAACTTCACGTTGAAATTCGGTTTGAGTCATATCTAATGATATCTTTTTATATGTTTCTTCAAATTCTTTTTTAGCAGCTTCTTTATCAAATTTACCTTCAGTTGCTTTTTTATAGTATGGAGCCTTAACTTTAAAATGGTGCCAAGTTAATAAGGATAATCCTCCTTTTTCTTCAGCAGTAGCAGCAATTTTAGCAGCACCTTTACCACGTGTTTGGGCAAACATTTCAAATGTTTCTTTAACCTCAGTTAATATGTCTAGTAATTTAATCATAATTTATTTTGCGTGCCACCAGTTACAACAATATTCATCAGCAGGAGCAGGAACTTTAGCATCCCCATCGTGCCATTGTAACCAATATTTGTTATTACACAAATTACCTTTTTCAATCCAGTATTCACAGTTAGCACACATTGAACCACCTTTAGTTACACGCATTCCTGGTTCATGGTCTGCTGGATATTCAATTTTGCCTTCAGTAACAAGCCCTAACATTTCAGATAAAGTATACATGTTATAGTGATCTTTTATTGTTTAGATATTTAATTTCAGTACGTAATGATGCTACTTCACTTACTAAGTCTAAAATTTGCTTGCGCATTTCGTCTTTTTCTCTTGATGATTCTTCAAGTAATGCTTCTAATTTAGATATACGATCTTTACAGTCATGGCGAATAAAATCATCATCACGTTCTTTATGCATAGCACGTTTTTCATAATAACGGAAAGCAGTCGTACTACCCAAAACCGTTATTACTGTTATCAACAGTGTCCATACATTATTCATACCCATCTGTATTACGTTTAGGTATAAATATTTAATCTTTTGCTAATGATTTTATTTTTTGTAACTTATCCATGATTTGTTGTTTAATTTCCGCTTTGTTCAAGCCATTACCCACCCAATTTTGGATAGTTCCATCCTCCATCACATATGATTCGTTAATTATATCATCCAAAAATTGATCTAATCCGCTAGAAACGTTATCGGCAAAATATTGAGCATTTTTCATAATCATATTACGCTCATACTCTTCATATTTGCCTTGCATTTTTAATTCACTTTCCATTTCGGTAGTGCAGTGCAAACACATTTTATGAATACTGTACATCTTTTTATCGATGTCATGGTTCATAGGTTTAGAACATTTAGGGCATAAGAATGGTGTAGCAACATTTTCTATTTTACGTACAGTACGCTTAATACCGTTTTTAATAGTCCACATGCGATTATTTTCTTCCCAAACATCACCTTCAACGTGGTGTTCTTCAGCTTTAGTATAGCCAACAGAAGTAACTGTTTTATCATTTACTCTCTTTGTTGCTAAATTTCGTACACGTTGCAAATCACGTTCTGTGAATTGCTTTTTTAATTGAGTTTCTTTCATAACTTTATTTTTTTATCCAATGCTGGGTGTCACCTATTGATATTAATTTATATCCATCAGGTATATTTTTCTCAGCATAGTGTCTATATATGCGACCTCTTTTTTCTTCAGTTGGTCTTATAATTAAATCGTCTGGGTTTTCTTTATTAATAAAATCTAACATTATTTCAAATACAGTTGATATTACTCTTGTAGCAACATTCTCGCCTGTATCTTTACCCATTTCCTCTGCTGTATTGAATAATATTTCGTATGAATTACCACCATTGTAGGTAATACCTACAGAATATTTGTTTTCAGGTGTATTGAATGTATAAAAGAAATTTCCATCATCATCTACAAAATCGTATTTCCATGGAAATGCATTTACTATATCACCTACTTCTTTAAGTAAATGTTCAAATAAATTTGGTTTTTCTTGAGCAAAATTACGCATTATAACTGCTGCTTTAGAATTAGCTTCATTCTCATCTTCACTACCCGTTTCACCAGATTCAGGTTTTAAACGACCTTCTAAATCTTGTTTGTAGTGAACTAATTCATGTGCTAATGTTCTGAATATGTCGGCAGGATGTCTTTTAGCAGTTACTATATGGATTGCTTTTTTACCAGGCATATACCCACCCCAAGAACGCATATCAATTGCTTCTTGTGAGTTATTAGATAATGTGATTTTAGGTAAATTAATTATACCAAGTTCAAGCATACATGCTTTTAGAAATTCTTTAATTAAATCTTGATTAAGTAAAGATTTATTTTCTTCTAATCCTATTTTATCTAACTTAGTATAATATTTTGGATCTTCAAATAAATGATCCATAGCGATACGAGCGGCTTTTTTAAGGTCGCTCGTATGCTCATGTTCAACTTTAATACCTTTTTTAAGCTCTTGCTTAAGGACGTTAACGTCTACTTTATGTTTATTTGCAATGTCATTTATCGACATATTTTTAGATAATCCTGCCATATTATAGTGTATATACTATATATAAATATTTACAGGTTTTAGCTAATTTTAATACTAGTAGGTAATGTTTCTGTAGCCGGTTTAGCGTCGGGATTTTCTAGTTTGTATATATCTTGTATTTTAGTGAACATTTCAAAATTACGGTCAATTTCACTTACTACCTTTAATTGCCATCCGGCACCTTGGATTTTTTCACCTTTTTTATCTTCACCACGAGTAGCGGCTTTTAACCACAAAATACCTGTTTCGGTAATTGGTTCATCATGTGTTTCATTCCATGCTTTAGCGTAAGCAGCTAACTGTAAATCATATGATGTATGTAATGAATTAGACGTTTTAATATCTAATAACCATAATTTATCATTTAATCTAACAACTAAGTCACCTGTACCAGCGTACTCATATTGATCTGAAAATAAATGGTATTCTGCTGCTACTAATTCTGGTTTGTGTTTATTCCAAAATTCAGCAAATTTAAGAATCATCTTCCAAACGTCTAGGCTATATAAAGCATTTCCATATTCATCAATCCAACTTACTTCAGCACCATTAATAAGCGCTTCAGCAGCATTGTGTACTTGAGTACCTTCAGCAGCAGCTCTAGAGGCAATAATATCGCTATTATGTCCTACATCTTTTAACCATGAATGAAAGAATTGGTTTTTAGGAAAATAATTTAAAATCAAAGATACAGACGGATAGTACTTATCATTACGTCTATAGAAACGTTGGTCAAGTACATTTATTTGTTTATTATCATCACTATATTGTACAATACGTTTGATTTTAGGATCTTTAATTACATTTGCGTTTTTGTCTATCATATTAAGCTTAATTTTTTATTTACTAAAGTAGAAAACGTTAACGGTTGTGTGTTTTCTAATATTTCTAAGAAGTGTTCAAATCCTATTTCATTTGCATCTTTACCATCAAGTTCTACTAGGTAAACTTCTTTACCATATGATAATAATTTCTCACAATGTTTGATTGCTTCTTTTAAAGCATCATTATCTAATGCAATGTATACTTTTTGTACTTGAGAACTAACTATTTTTTTCATTAGTTCTTCTGATATTGTTTTTCCGAATAATGGAATAACGTTGCGTTTAATAGTTAAGGCATCAAATATACCTTCAACTAAAACAAGAGGCACATTCCAATTAATATAATATTCCCAACCAATAATATTTTTTCCAACGGGTGGATTTTTATATTTTTGTGGATCGTCTGAGATGTAAGTACGGCTAACAAAATAGTTAAGTGAACCTTCGCTATCGTATGACGGTATTATAATACGTTTACTATATGGACCGTCAATACAGAATCCAATGTTGTATTTTAAAATATCATCGTAAGTGATACCTCTATCTCTTAAGAAACGATAAGCGTGTTTGGATTCAATGTGAGCAATGTGATCGGTTAAGAATTTATCCTGATCGTAAAATGAAATATATTCTTTAGGTAGGGAAATAGTTTGGGAATGTTCTTCCTGTTTTTTTCCTGGTTTAATTAGTGAATATAATTCTCGAATTTTGTTCTGGGGTGCTTTGATTTTTTTAAATAAAGCAGTAAGTGTTTTGCCCTTTTCTCCACAAACCCAACAATGCCAAGGATTTTCCTTTTTTTCGCTGGTGTGTAATTGGATTTCTAATTTTGGTTTAGAGTGGTGACAAAACGGGCAAATATAAGCCGCGTTATTTCGTGCAGTAGAACGTCCCTTACCCAATACCGATTCCACCAACACCATTAACATTTTTTCTCTTATTCCCTCTTCATTCATTTTTTTAAACCTCCTGTGGGGTAAAGTTAAGGGGTCCCTTTTATACTTCCAAGTCTTTGCGGTAAAATTTTCCTAAGATATTATCGTTAATAAAACGGTCATCTTCAAGTACATTATATTGAAATAGATACTTCGTTTCGCAATATGTTAGTTGCTTTTTAGTTTTGCATAACATAATTACGTAACGTTTCATTTCATCTTTAGGTAATAACTTAATTTCATTAGCTGAACCATAATATGTTTTCCAGTCACTTTCTTTAATGACTTGTTTCTTTGTTGGGCGTTTACCTCTAGTAACGGGTATTTCAGCTAATTCTTTTTTACCTAATTTTTTATTCGTAGTATGCTGGAATGCTTTTTTACCGATATATGTACGTCCTGTTTTAGTATGGACAGTCATATAAATATAACCATAATATTCAGTAAAATTAAATGAGGAATCGTTAATCATATCCTCTACTTCAGTAGCAGGACCTAAAACTTGTAACATAACTATAATTATTTTTTAATTTTTAAAGCATTGCTTTAATTAAATCAATATGTCCTTCCCCGGCAGTAGCTATTACTTTATAACCTTTACTTTCATACTTTTTTAGTTTTGATAGTAAGTTTTCATCTCTAGCTTCATTAAAAGCATCAGCTACTTTAGCTACTTCTGTATACTTGTCTCCATAATCTGCTGGAAAAGAAAGTCTGTATAAGGTATCATAGTCTTCAGCTGTTGGCTTGTATAAATTATCTGAAAGTGGTAGTTTGGCTTCTTGTGCAGCTACTTTTAAAAACTTAATACCTTCAGGACTTAAGTAATCTTCTGGAGCGAAATCTGCTATTGATTGGCCTTGTAGAATATTTTGTCCAACCATACTAGCCCAATTAGCTGCTAATATTTTATTAGGGGAAAGACCTGTTTTTTCTCTTTGTATTTTGTATAAAAGAGATTGGTCATTCATTACATCTAAATCGGAACCATCCCATGAATCATTAACTAGGTTTTTAAAGTAAGAACTTAATTCATTATAAATCATTTCTTGCTCACTACCTACTACATACTTATTACTACTATCTCCACCTTCTCCCATAAATACTACCTTATCGTCAGGTGAGAAATTTTTCTTAACATAATCTACAACTTGTTTTGCATCTGATTTACTGTAATGCTTAACTCCAAAAATAATAGAGTTACCAATAGGAAGTTGTTGAACTTCCCTTAAAGCAATTTCTTTTAATATATCTATTAACTTAATCATTATTTATCGTATCTAACTACAAACGTCATGTCTGTATTTTGAGATAATGGGATTGGTTGAGCAAACTTAGCAACAGCTAATAAATCGTTTTGTTCATTATATAAACCAATTGTTGTAACATATGGTACAAAATATGATGACGTAGCAAAATATTTTACAGCAGGTAAAGGTGTACTTAGTGATTGAGATGTAAATCCACTTCCACTCATTAAATTACCTTGTAATAATGTTGGGTTATAAGATAGATTAAATTCATTATCCTTAACATGACAAATCACATTTTGCTCGTATATTACGACTTCGTTTTGAAACGCTAGATTAAAACTTGGTGCTTGAGCTACTGGCATGGTTTAATTTTATAATAAATAAACAAAACCTCCTGGTGATGTTGAATATCCTAATCTTAAAGTAGCAAATGATAAGCCATCTTGTTTAAGCAAATTCCATGCTACACCTGTAGTATTATTATTGATAGTAGCAATTGCTACTGAATAAAATGTTTGTCCGTAGCTGGTAATAGTTCCACTTACTGAAAGATTTGTTGAGCCTACAACTCCCGTATCGTTACTAAATGTTCCCGAATTATACCCAGCACTATTGAATACTAAATAAATAAATATATTATTAGATGTAGTATTACTAATGGTACCAGATGCTGATCCATTACCAGCTTGTATAGGATAAGGATTAGAACCAGAATTAGTTACTGTAATAGATACTGCTCCTGCTGTTGGGGTAGCTGAAGGTGTTCTTGTTATTGAAACAGTAGGAGTAGGGGATAATGATGCTCCTGGAGATAAAGGGGGTGATGTTGATATGGATAGTGTTATAGATGGTGTTAAACTAGGAGGTATAGTAATCGATGGGGTAAAAGATGGTGTTATTGTTGGTGTTAAACTAGGTGTTCTAGTAATACTAGGTGTAATTGTTATGCTAGGTGTTCTAGTAGGGGTTGGACTAGGAAATGTTAACTGTTGAGCAACATCACATCCATAGGCTTGTGTATCTATTAAAACAGAAGATGAAGGTGTATTATCATCAAATGATATTATAAACCCTGCTTGTAATTGGGCTAAAGAAACACTTGATGAATAAAGGGTTAAACCACTACTTCCTGATAGAAAAATACTAAAAGGTCCATTGGTTTCTCCTTCTTCATAATATATAACGTATTGGGGCATAATTAAAAACTATATATTATACTGGACATGATGGATCAACGCATGTTGGTACCTCAAACCATTCTACAGGTTGATTATTTTGTGGTGTACTTGTAAGTTTAACAAATGTTATACCAGCACACCATTGTGGTAAACCATCAAATACTCTTAGATATATCATACCACTATTTAAAGGCTCATTCCATACAAAGCTAGTAGTTTGACCTGTATAACATAATGAAGCACTATAAGCATAATTAACACCATCAATATTTCCAATATTAAATAATTCATAATACCCTCCAGGTACTGCTTGGAATGAATACTGTAAAGTATTAACTGATGTAGCACTAGATAACATCGTAGTTTGAGATAAATTAATCATTGGATCTAAAGCATATTCTGGGCTATTATATCTTAGTAAGTTTTGTACTTGTAAAGATGATGTAAAAACATTACCTGAAGTCCATCCAGAAATTTGAGGAATACTTGCTGTTAATTCTACTAATGCTCCTCCAGGAACACTATTAAAAAATGAAGTTCCACCAGCTGCTGATCCTGAATATATAGGTGCTCCATTTGCTTTGAGTTGAACCCATAAATCATATACATCATCACCATTTTTAGTTGTAGAAGTATTAATGGAAGCAGTTGGATATACATTTATAGAATTAGTAGCAACTGTTTGGTAATTACCACTTGACAAATCAGCACACACATTAACTGAAGTTACTGCTTTAAAAGCAGACACACTGGCTGAAGATGGCACATAATAAAAATAATCAGATGTTGAACCACCATTAGCAAAGAATTTTATATATTGACTTGAAGTTTCATTAGTTTTAAGTACAACTAATGTAGGGAAATTATTATTAACACTTCCTGTTCCTATACCTGTTGTTGATGGACATGTGTTTAAAGCAGTAGGTATTGTACCTACACGTTCTAAACCATACCCATTATCAAAAAATACACTTGCTGTTACTAGACCTGGAGTTAAACTTTCATCATATGATCCGGTAACTCTAATAGCATTAGTAGTTCCAGGTATATCAGGAATACCCACAATATCTATAGTTTGACAGCTACTATCACTTTTTGCTAAAACTGAAAATGTTTCAACAGGAGTAATGAATTCATACCCTGAACCGGATAATATTGATTTACTAACATCATTAGCAATTAAAAAGCCACCATCTGATGCAGTTAAACTGTTTATCCATATATCAAATGGACCTGTATTTGGAGATGCTCCGTTTTGTAATATTACTTTTATTGTTGATCCTGAAGGAAATGACATGTTTTCTATAATTTGTGGTTATAAATATTGTTATTTATTTAATTTGTGTTATATTTTTTATGGACAAGTAAATCCAGTTAAACTTACTCCACTATTTAAAATTCAGAAGCTTGTGCACTTATACTTCCGTTACCGGTTGCAGTATAACTATGGGAAAGACCGGCAAATGGAGTTCCTTCACCGACGTCATTATATATTTCAGTTCCTGCATTATAAATTATTAAACTAACTGATGCTATTAATTGACTCGATGCACCTGCGCCGACTGATGTGAATATGCTAGCATTTTCTGGTACTGTTATTTGTCCACTACTAGTAGATGTCACAGAAACTACTCCAATACCGTTTACTGTTATACTAAAGTCTCCGCTTTGAGCACTTTGTCCAAAGTCATAGTCGATTGTAAATTCTACTGGAGCTGCTGGTGAATTCGGCGGTGTATTAGAAGGTGAATTCGCAGGTGTATTAGAAGGTGAATTCGGCGGTGAATTCGGCGGTGAATTCGGTGGTGAATTCGGCGGTGAATTCGGCGGTGAATTCGGTGGTGTACTTGTTATTGATATTGTTGGTGTTTGTGTTGGTGTTTGTGTTGGCTCTACACTACATACTGCTCCTGGACCATCAACAAATATAAATCCGCTTGTTGAAGTTACTGAGTTTTCTTGAGCACATATTGTCCTTTCAGCTCCTTGATTGGTTGCTGTACCACTAGCTGCAGAGCCATTACATCTTGTGTAACTGAAAGAATAAGTGTTTTTATCGCCAGTACCGTCATCAGCATAAACTATATAAATATAACAAGGTGGAGGTGTTGGAGTTATTGTTCTAGTAATACTAATAGTAGGTGTTATTGTTGGTGTTATTGTTGGGGTACGTGTTATCGATATAGTTGGTGTTGGTGTTACAGTAACACTAATAGTTGGTGTTACTGAAGGTACACCTGAACAAGCAGTTACAGCACCTACAAGACCTGAAGGACCTATATATACAGCCCATTTATCTGATCCTCCTCTTTGCATTAAAAATATCCCCGCAGTTGCTGGAGTAAATGTAGTTGTTAAATTAGTATCAGTATATAGTTGAGCTCCATCTGTTGGTGTAGTACCAAAAGCAGGTGGTTGATATACTTGACCAGTAATAGTTCCTAAACAAGCATTAAATACAGTAGAATAAGTTGTTGTTGATCTACCAAACGCAATACTTGGAGAAGTTGGAGTAACTGATATTGTTGGTGTTATTGTTGGTGTTATTGTTGGGGTACGTGTTATCGATATAGTCGGTGTTTTTGTTGGTGTAATACTAATAGTTGGTGTTACTGATATAGTCGGTGTTTTTGTTGGTGTAATACTAATAGTCGGTGTTACTGATATAGTCGGTGTTATTGACGGTATAGTTGAACAAGCAGTTACAGTACCTACAATTCCTGAAGGTCCTACAAACACAGCCCATGTAGTAGATCCTCCAAACTGGAACAAATATATTCCGGCTGCTGTTGGGGTCCACGGAGCTGTTAAAGTATTGTTAGTGTATAATTGAGCTCCATTTGTTGGTGTATTTCCAAATTGAGGTGGTTGGAATATGCCGTTTGAAATAGTTCCCAAACATGCATTAAATTCTGTACTATAGGTTACTGATGATCTAGCGAAGTTAATTCCTAATGAAGATGGAGTAATTGATGGTGTTATTGAAATAGTACGTGTGATACTAATAGTCGGTGTTATTGATATTGTTGGTGTTATGCTGATAGTTGGTGTAATAGAAGCCGGTATTGATGGTGAAACAGACAACGTTGGTTGAGGTGTCTTAGTTGGAGCTAATTGCGATACCAGTATATCAAAGTTACATAAAGGAGTAGTTGATGGTGTTATAGATGGTGTTACTGAAGTACTTGGTGTACTACTAATGCTAATAGATGGTGTTGTACTAAGTGTTATTGTTGGAGTAACACTAGGGGTTACAGAAGGTGTTAATGAAACAGATATAGAAGGTGTTACTGAAACAGATGGAGAAGTAGATAATGATGGTGAAACAGACAACGTTGGTTGAGGTGTCTTAGTCGGAGCCAACTGCGATACCAATATATCAAAGTTACACAGTGGTGATGTTGATGGTGTTATTGAAATAGTAGATGTTGGTGTTATAGTAGGAGTTATACTAATAGTTGGAGTAGGTGTAACACTTATTGATACAGATACAGAAGGTGTAGCACTTGGTGAAACAGACAACGTTGGTTGAGGTGTTTTAGTTGGAGCTAACTGTGATACCAGTATATCAAAGTTACATAAAGGAGTAGTTGACGGTGTTATAGATGGTGTTACAGATGGAGAAGTAGATAATGATGGTGAAACAGACAACGTTGGTTGAGGCGTTTTAGTTGGAGCCAACTGCGATACCAATATATCAAAGTTACACAGTGGTGATGTTGATGGTGTTGGTGATGGTGAAACAGACAACGTTGGTTGAGGTGTCTTAGTCGGAGCCAATTGTGACACTAACACATCAAAATTACACAGTGGTGATGTAGAAGGTGTTATTGAAATAGTAGGAGTAATTGTTACACTAGGTGTTACACTAGGTGTTTTACTTGGAGTAATACTAATAGACGGTGTTATAGTAGGAGTTACTGTTCTAGTAACACTAATAGTTGGTGTAATAGTCCTAGTAACAGTTGGCGTTACAGATGGTGTAACGCTATTAGTAGGTGTTACTGTTGGTGTGCGTGTAGGAGGTGGTGTAAAAACAATTAATGTATCATTTTGTTCTTGAGGGTTAATACTTTCAATGTAAACACCATAAGTTGATGATGGCGCAGGAGAAAAACTAGCAGATCCACTTGAAAATCCTTCTTTGATAAAGACATTTGTTGTATTATAAACATATGCCTGATCCACTGATTGGACTGAAGCTGTTACATCAAATGAAGCGGAAGCGAATGCCATTTTTTCTTTTTAATTTTTTAACTTAAAGACCCAGTATAATCAGTAAATGTTACAACCATGTTGCTACCCGTTAATGATGGAGATGCTAATATGAGTTGTGTAAATTTCGCAATACTTATTTCAAATTCACATTTTGGATCTTCTACAACTATAACTATGGTACCTGTATTACTTGTTAATGGAGAACAATAAGAGCCTGTTACTTGGAATGTATAATGTGTTGTATATACTCCTACTCCTAACCCTTCAAATGACATTGATACCGTATTATTCGAACCAGTACTAAAGTAACTAATATCACCACCAAACAATTGTATTGATTGACTAACAAGAGTATTACCTCTTAAATCATCATTTGATAAAGGAGATAACGATAATGTAACAGGATTTCCGTAATCACTTCGTGTGATATACATCGTGTCATTATATGCTACTGGAGGTAATGGAAATATATCTTGGTATTCTGAATTAGTTATTACTACAACCCCTTCTGGGTAAAATATGTTTCCAACATGAGTAGATGAATCATATACATTCCCCTTACCGTCATCGGTAAAGTTATATGTAGATGAAGTCATTTGAAAAGTATATGGTAAAATTCTTTCACCATATAAATTTGTAGAAATAGATAATACCTTAATAGTAGCATTTACATCTACAGGGAAATTATTCACAAATCCTGATTCATCATTAAAATTAAAAAATGAAGCTGATCGTCGTTGGCTACTAGCAGATATATAGTATAATGATGATGCTAATGAAGCTGTAGATAAACTACCAGAATACTTGTGGTAGAATAATTGGTTTATTTGACGATATGTTAATCGGTCGTACTGCCCATTAGTAATAGGTTCACCACCAGGATTAAAAAGACCAGTTAAATTAGTACCGTTATAAATAACAATGTTGGGGTCATTCTGAGGAATGGGACAAAAATTAAAGTCCCATTGTTTATTAGCTACAATAGGAGTCGTTATAACATCCGAAGATCTCAACTGTTTGAATGAGGCCATGCATTAACATTATTATATAGATTAATAGTCTAATTTTACTTTAATTAAAGCCTCTTTGGTAAAGTCTTTAACTAATGGTCTACTTAATTTAGCAACTGCTAATAACTCATTTTGGTCGTTATATAAACCAACTGTAGTAATAAACGTTTGAGGATTATTAATAAGAGTTGTGTAAAGTAAATTACCGTTATTATCTATAATTGAAGGGTTTGTAGTATAGTTAAATTCCTGATTTTTTACTCTTGTAAAGAAGTAATGAGAAGAAACATTCTCAGCAGATTGTAAACCAAAATACGCACTAGAAGACATAATTGTATATATCTGGAATGGTAAGTTATTATTATTACCAGGAGTACTAACTGTTGGGTTAAAACTAATACCACCACTAGCTACTGTTTTAGTTAATGCTGTTGGGTTTAAAATGATAATATCATCATCTGGGAATAAGTAACCATAAACAGATGCATTAGCATTTGTTGTATATGCAGTACCATTACTACCACTAATTAAAGTATAGTATAAGTTACCACCTGTAGTATAATTAGCTGTGTTTGTAATTTGGCTATTATCTGTTAAAACAACTTCTGCTGTGCTATTTTTTAACTTTAAAGTCATAGAACCAGGCTGAATGTGCTCTTTATATCTATTTCTAGCTATGTTAATAATGTAGATACCATTTGGATCTTCAGTTCCAAACTGGAAACTTCCACTTTCAGTTCCTAACAATAATGTTCTATATTGTCCATAAACAACTCTTGATGGAGTAATAGATGAACTGTCTGGTAATTGGTTAGTTACAGCAGCATTAATATATGCAGATCCACTACCAAATTTATTCCCATACTGAACAGCAAACTGAACAGCAGCTGTAGTTGAGGGTAAAGAGCCTGGGAATTCAGCATATGTGTTTACATAAAATGAACTAGTAATTGCACTTGAAGTGAAAAAAGTAGTTAAAATATTAGTATCGCCGCTCCACATTGGTCTAACCACTGTTTCTGTACTTACTACTGAATCTTCTGGGTTATATCTTACAAATGACATATTATATTATTAAGAATTTGATTTTGTTATTGTTAATGGGATAGTAATTCTAGCACCACTATCTCTACCTAATACAGTAATTGTAGTAGTAATTTGATTCTGGTTAGAACCAAATAATGTATTAATTGTAGTACCAGTTAATGTAAATGAAGTACCAATTAACGTTTGACTTACTTGTGAACCCAATGTTTGAGTAATACCTGTTGGCGTAACTTCAGAACCAGGAACACCTGTAGAAGAGAATGTAGATAAGAATCTAACATCAGCAACAGTTACTGCGTATCCATTAGCTTCAAAGGTACTTGTAGCTCCTAAGTAGTTTAATGTTTGTGGAGTAATAGTTAATGTAGCTCCTTGTTTCAAGCCAATGCTGCTGTATCCAATATTAATTACAGGTAATTGAGCAGTGCCTCTAGGTAATGTTACTAACTTATAAATCATGATTTGCGTATCGTCAGGAAACGCCTCCATTAATGGCATAGCCTCAATAGCTTGACCATAAAATGCTGATCCTGAAGGATGTTGCGGATTGTATAAAGTGTAATCTACTTCATCATCTGCCAAAGAGAACTGGGTGATTGTGAACGACCCATCATTTCTAGCTAATAATTCTCTGCCCTTAGCTGTTAAAACTGCATCAATTGTTACAGTATTATTGTTTAAAATAGCCATTATTTTTTGATATTTTGATTATAAATATTAAATTTTTACAACTCTAAATTATGTTATTACACCAATTCCTACATCTACTAATTGTGAATTCACATTTCTGGTAATTACGTCAATGTTAGCAAGCACCGCTGGGTCTATGTTTTGTGGTATGCTGAAGCCATATGATGTTTTTCCTGGTGGTTTTGGCAATTCAATGATTATACTTGTTTCATCTATTACTCTTTTCAAGAATAATATTTTATAAAACTTACCACAAGCATTAAAATATCCGTCTATATCTTCTTTTACCTTAATATACGCTATATTTCCACCACCAACAAATACACTGTCAACAGTATATTCTAAAATAGGGCCACTTTCATTTATAGCTTGTACTACTATTTTATCATTCGCTACTAATGAGAATGGATATAATGTATCACCATAAACACTAAATAAACTACTATATGATGCCGATACACTTGAATCTAAAGGATTAAATAAATATGCCGGACCAAAATATTCTGACAATTCAGGATTTAAATAGAATGTATTATTAGTTTGATCAACACATATTTCTACATTATTAGTAAGTATAGAATTATTTGTTGGTACTACTTTTAATACTCCATTTTCTTTTAAAGAGGCAGTTATAGATGTATTACCACTATTTAAGAAGAATCTAAATACTACCTTATCATTAGGTGTTATTTGACCACTGTTTATATTTACTGTTTGTCTAAACGCCATATCCACATTTACAGTACCCGGAACACTTGTTGCTGTACCTGTTATGTCTGAATACAATGTTATATTAGTATATGAATCAGCATCATCTGTAGATAAAACCCAGAAATCACCTAGAGATACTTCACTACTATCTGCAAATTCATCTTTACCAGGTGTGTTAGCACGTCCATAATATTCATATTTTTTATAAGTACGATCACCCCCTGATATAAGAAATGAGTTTGCTGGGGATAAATCTGTAGGTAGATTATATTCATTTATTGTAAATCCATTAAAAGCAACAAATGTCGCTCCTGTATATCTAGGAATAACTCTACTATACCCAGCCTGTATACTTCCTAAAATTGCTCTATAAGCATTAGTTTGGAAGTTAGAAGCATCTGCAATAACAGTACTAGAACTAACTACATTAAATCCTGCAGAACTACTTAACCACAGTTGCATACTTCCTGTTACTGATTTCCCAACACCGGAAGATGCTGTTATGGCAATATTAAAATCATAAGTAAATTGATAGTCAGCTTCTTGAGGTATACTGTAATATGAAGAAGTAACAGTTGATAAACCAGGACCAGATCCTGTATTATAATAATTGCCTAAAAATGATTCATTTGTTTCATAATCAAATAAGTTCCATACTTCAAAAGTACTTCCGTTAAAACTAGAAGAGGTATAAACACCAGAAGGTACTATATTTCCTGGTATTGGATATACTGTAAAATAATTATTTAAGCTATTTTGAGATGCACCACCTGGAGCAACAAATACTGCAGATGTTGATGCAGTAGGAGCCTCATTTCCATAAGCATAAAATACTGGGGAATAAGAATACCCACTTTCAGCAATTAGTTTATTTCCATCAGTTTGAACTTGATTAGAGAATTTTTGTGAATCAAATAATGATATATTTAATGGATCTCCAGTTTCAAATGTATTTTGAACTTCAAACCAGTTTCTATTACGTTTATTTAATTCAGTTAATCTACCTGTTTCATCAACTAGGTATTTTAATACAACATTACTTTTATAAGGTAAATAGATATTATCTACTACTTCAGTAAATAAACCTAATTTTTTAACATTATAATCAATTACAGGAGATTTCCCGTATGAATTGTCTCCAAAAGACCATGTATTAAACAATCTGCTATACATTTGTACTCCATCGTATCTAGAATTAACATATGCATCCAGTGATAAATAAGAATCTTGCAATTCAACAGATTCAGTTACTGAGTATGATGTAAAGCATCTACCTAGTCCGTCCACAGAATATATTGGTGTAAGTTTTTTTCTGTATTCAGATGTTAGACTTATATCAACATTATTTTGTAATACGTTAAAATCTGAATTTAAAAAGAAATTCTCAAATCTAGGGGCATCATAATTAAGCACAAAATCTGTACTACCACTTATAAAACCAGAAGGTACAAACCCAACAGTATTATTTACCAAATATGGATTTCTATTTCCAATTTCAAAATAAGCATAAGTGTCAACAATAGAACCAGATATATTTCCTTCGTAATATGGTTCTTTATCACCAGCTAAATAATAGTAATACGGATCGTATATAGAAACAAGAGCAGCACCTGAATAAGGAGCATCATATTCTTGTACGCTAGTCATATCAGGGTTATATTGAGCTACCTTAGGTCTTTCAAGTACAGGTGATTTCATTGATACACCAGTCCATGTATTACCTCTTGCTGGTGTGAAATCCTTAACCATTTTAAATAATGAGTTATCAAAGAATTGTATTAATCTGATAAAACCACCATAATCAAATGATTGATCAAATGTTTGTCCAAACCAGTAATCTCGTTGATATGATAATGACGGATAAGTATTTAATTGTAAATCTGTAGGATCACCAATATACTGATCAATTACCCATGATGCTGAAACAGCAGTGATTGATGCTGATACAGCTGCATCAATTTGAGTTTGTGGTGAAAAAGATACATCTATAAAGTGTAAATCTTGACTTCTAACATCTCTGGAAGATGTAGTTGTGGTTTCTAAACGCTTAATAGGTGATAATATACTACCTGTAATGTTAGTAGATGATAATCTAATTTTATCGGTTGTGTATCCTTGTAAATCTTGATAATCATTTGTACCACCATATTCTTTAATAGGTAATATTGAACCTGTAATACCAAATACGTTTATTAAACCTTGTAAACTACCATGTGATCCTTTAGCTTTAAATAAGTAAGGTAAGTTATGATAAATTCTTTTATATGTGTCTACTACTAAGTCTTTTCTAGGAACATTGTTTAAGAAACTACTTGAAGGAGAATAATTACCATTAAAATCAACACTACCGCTATATCCACCAACGTTGTAATCTAATACGGTTTGGTTACCTTGACTATTATATACTTTAACACCAAATGATTCTAACCAATCGTATACTAAATCTTTAGAAATACCTTTATTAATATTGTTATCGTTATCCCAAACATCTGTTAATTTATTAACGTAGATCCAAATATTATCAAAATATTGGCCTATCATGTTAACAAATACAATGTATGGATAGTAATTATCTACATCGTCTCTTACATAAGAAGGTATTACATCTAATAATAAATCTTTATTACTTAAATCATATGCTAAAGCAACATTGGACGCCGTAGCAAACCAATTTTGTGCTGTTACAGATGATGAAGCATACAATGTGTATGGTTGAGTAGAATTAGATTTAGGATATGGTGCTATGTTATACTGGAGGAAAGAACCCGTTTCTAAAGTATATTCTACAATAGATGATGTTAATGAACTTGATGTAAAATAAAGATAAGTTTCAAATCCATCAAACCCAGCAATAACAGCATTGATACTAGAACTTGCTCTATTTACTGAAGCTGATAGTAATGCGTTACTTGATGTTAAAGGAGTACTTGAACTAATTTCACTTTGATAGGTTTCAATTTCACCCATCTTAAACATAAAATTACTTATTCTATTTTCAGCTGAACTATAGTGTACAAATTCATTAAGTATACTGTAATTGATATTGATGTTTGTTTCTTGATCAGCAAGAGTATTTAAAACAGCTTGATAATAAGAACCAGTTAATGTGGTGATAAGTTGATTAAAATTACTATACGGTGTTGGAACTGCTTCTTTGATTTGTAAATCAATAGCAAAATTAGGACCTCTTAATTGTGGTTGAGGCGGTGTTGATATTAATTTATTTAAACTAACATCAAATATGTATGGATTAATAACTTCTTCTACAATCCAAAATGTACTCTTTAAGTCAAAATTAATAGGTAATGGTTCGTATAATTTAAATAATATACTTACCTCACCATTTTCATCAACACTACTTAAAGCATTTACAGCTATTGATTGGTTATTATTACCAAAGTTTAAAATTACATAGTAGTAATAAGGAACACTTTCTTGTTTTCCAGCAAAATTAGTAACAATAGCCAATAACTGTTCATCAGATAATATTGTTGAGTTTACTCTTATTTCAGTTCTATCTGTTGATATCTGCTGGATGAATAATTGGTTATCAAATGGTTGGCCTGATACTTTTCTAAAAAAGTTATATCTAGACGTAACGTCACCTGATTGGTATCCTAAATTTTCAATATCTTGAATAGGATCTATTTCAATATTAGGTAATAAACTTTGTGAGTAACCTGTATTAGGTGGAAGTTTATATGATTTGTAATTGTAATCTGAATTAAGAACACTACCACCTAAATCAAAAACAAAATATTCAATATAGTCATCAATTTGACCAAAAGTATCTTTTTGTAATATAGGTAAAAGTAACTGTTCGTCTTGTACAGAATAACGAGTTACTATTGATGTGTCTGTAATCTGACCTACTATTTTAATATTATCCGCCATTTGTAAATTGTTGGGTTAAATTAACATTTTCCGTTTCAGCTGCTAGCAGTTGTTGTCTTAAATCTGTTATTTCTTGTAATAATGCTTGTATATTAACGTCATCAGCAAGCTGTACTCCTAAATATTCTATTGCTCTATTTAAAATAAATCTATGAGAATTTATATCTCCTTCTTTAGGAATCTCAAAAAATAATTCGTTATATAAAGCAAAAAAATCATCAACAGTAGTTTCCGGTGCGATTACTTCAGGTACCGTTAATTCACTAAATTGTGTATCTATAACTTTAGAAAATCTATCCTTATTATAGACAGCTAGCTCTACAGGAATTACTTCAGACATTACTTATTAATTTTAAATGTGTAATTATTATCAAATACTACCGTTGATCCGTCTGCGAAAGATGACTTGATTAGAATCTTATAGTATCTCTCAGGTTGAAAAGCAGCCATATATAGTTTAAAATAATTACCATTACTATCACAACTTATTTTAGTATAGTTAACGCTGAAATCAACAACATATTCACCAGTATCTAGATCTTGTACGGCATAATATGAGGAAGAAGGTAGCGCGTTATTTAACGTATAAACTGATTGAGTTACAAATTGTCTAGCGGGATATGTTTGTCTCGCATTTACTCTAAACTGATATGTTGTATCTGTGTTGTATTGACCTATATTATTTCCTAAAGTGATAATAGTATTATCATTAGCTAAAACGGTTAATGAGCCTGTATTGTAACTACTATCATCCCATCTAATTTCAAGTTGTGGAGGATATATAGTGTGTGTATCTTTAGAAAAATATTTTAAA